TAGTTGGGCACGAGAAATTGCCATGATCTATCTCCTTAAACACCAGTGGGGTTGAGGTACTGGTGGCCGCCAGCCATTGCGACAGCAGTTACGTTGCCTTCGATGCTGGTCGTTACGGCCAGATGAGGAGCGTTCCACTTCACGATGAACTCGCAGAAGTTACCAGCAGCGTTGGCAGTGTCAGGCACCACATCAACAATGCGAATTGGCAGAGAGGCGGTTGTAGCGGCGCTAGAACCATCAATACCAATGGCAGAGTTACCGGTCACAGTGGAGCCGGAGTTCTGAACCAAAGCCACGTTAGTGCCAACCACAGTACGGCCATAGAAAGCTACGGTAGTGCCAGAAGACACTGCAGCAACCTTAAACAACTGGTCTGGATCATCAGCAACGAAAGCCAAGGCATCAGCAGCAACGGTACCGGCGGGCCAGAACTGTTGGAACTGAATCTGCTTGGTCGAAGGGTTGGTGAATTGAACACCCATGAAGACACCGACCACACCTGTTGCAGTAACAGAAGTAGTGCCAGTTTCTTTCACGAGAACGCCATCAGACGACACACGCACCACGTCACCGTAGAAGATGTCAGTGTTATAAGCACTGGCGATCTTGATCTGGCGGGTAGCACCTGCGAACACCTGACCACCGATCAGATTGATCGGCTTCAAGCCATAGGGCTTGTCAATGGTAGGGTAAGCCATGTTAGGACTCCAAAATTACGAATCAGAACCAAATCCCCGGCCCTTGCTCGTGGTCGATTTACGCTCACTGAACAGAGGCATACGAGGGTCATTTTGTCGCATGAAGTTATTGTCCACACCTTCAATCTGAGCTTGGGAGTGCTTGTTGTAGTATTCCTTCATCGAATTGGCCAGCTCTTCGGGCATCTTGCAGAGCATGAGCCCACCGACCTCAACGTTTCCAGACGTACCTACAAACATCGCCAACTCTGGATGGTCTTCCACCTTTACAGGCTCCCAGCCTTCGCGCAACTTCTTTGACACATTGCCCGGGTCAGCATTGCCCAAGACATGTGTTGCAATCCATCGGAACACGTAGCCTGCTTCCTTGTTAGGCTCTGGAAGAGCACTAGCGGGACGAAACACCATACGAGCACTTTTTTCGCGTGTTACTACCTCACGAGGGGTCCGAGTTTCAGCCATTTGATTTCTCCATTTTTGCCAATTCAACAGCATATTGCTGTGGTGTTATTCCCAACCGACGTGCCAGCATTTCCTGCGTCTTCGTTAGTTGGACCTTCTTTACTCCTGTCGAACGAGTCGCAGGTGCAACGACGGTGCTAGGCTTTTTGGAGCCATCGCCGGAACTCGGCTTCTCTTCCTTACCAGACAAGTCCGGGAAGGTTGAGCGAATGCGAGCGTTCAACTGCTCGAAGTATTCATCAGAGCGGGGATCGTACCCCGAGTTGACTAGTTTCTTGTGCAGCCCTAGTGCAAAAGCTGAAACGTCTTCGTAACCTTCTGCTCCGAACCACTGGTTTTGTGCCTTCCAGCGTAAGGTTTTTTCGTCAATTTGTGGAGCAGCGGGTTGCGCTTGTGCAGTTTGTACCACTTCTTCCGAGCTTTGTAAAGGCGTCGGCTTAAAGTTTTTGGCGTTCTGCACCTTGAACTTGGCATCGGTCAGAGCCTCTTGTGCCGCAAGCAGGGCATCGGAGTCGCCTGATTCATAGGCTTCCTTGTACTGCTTCTTGGCTTTTTCGAGTTCCATCTCTGCAGCACTGGCCACCACCTTGGTGTACTCTTGCTCGCCGTTTTGAACGTATTGCTTGAGGCGCTGGTTCTCTTCCATCAGCGCACGGGCCGCACGTTCTAGCTCGGCAGTCTGGCGGGCCAAGGCATCTGCTTTGCGACGCTCATCATGGCGGGCGTGAGTCAGTTCCTTGATGCGCTTTTTGACGCCTTCAGAGTATTGCTGCAGTTCGTCTTCTTCTGGATCTGGCACCTCACGGCTCAGCGGCTTGCGGCCACGGTCTTGCTCTGGAGTGTCATCAACAATTTCCAGTTCGACTTCTTGATTATCAGACTCATTTGATGTCTGACTCTCTTTGTCTTGGTTGTCGTTTTCCAACATATAGCCTCCTTATGCTGCTGCGCGGGAAATTCCGCGAGGGTCTGCAACCACGGCCTCTACTTGGTCGTCGTTGATAAGTCGAAGTTCTTTGCCGTACATCTTGATGCGGGTACCGGAGTAAGTACGCACTACGATGAAGTCGCCGGCTTTACACCAAGCCCCACCGGGAAACTTGTTGGTGTCTTTGTACGCCTCGGGCCCGACCTTCAGAACAAACAGAACGGTAGTGCCGTGCTCTTCGCCCTTCATGAATGAGTCCGCTTTGACGATGTTGGTGCCTTCAAACGTTTCCTCTACATCGGGGAGGATGCAGAGTAGCTTGTAGCCAACTGGCTCAGGGAGTTGCTTTGCCCGCTCTTCAGCGGATGCGCCCTCTTCAGGCTTTTCAGCCACTCGGATGGGTTTGGGCATCGTAACGCCCGGCGGCAGAATGAGATCACTCATCTGATTCCTCGACTTTCCTTTGCATGGCTATAAGATGGTCCTCTGCGATGGCTAGGCCACGAATCACCCCACAGAGTTTTTGATATTCATCAAAAGACCGGCAGACACCATTGGCAAGGTCGTCTGAATAATTGTTCATATCCTTGCGGATTTCTTTGCGCAGAGCTTCTGCGAATTGGTTGATCATTGACCGCTTTCTCCTAGGTTGTTGCGCTCATGAACCTGAGCGAGATTCTGCACCATTTCTTGAGCCATTCTCTGCTCGTTCTGGCGAATTTGTGCATCCTGAGTCCGGCTTTGAGTTCCGGCTCTGAATGCGTCTACACGGACACGCTGCTCGCCCAGCTCTTCTTGACCAAGAACTTTGCGCTCAGCAAGGCGCATTTTGTCTGCCCGGTCGGCGGCGTCGATCTGTACGCGCTGCCCTTCTAGGCGTAGCTTGTCTGCACGTTCGGCAGCCTCGATCTGCATCTTGAGTTCCTGCAGGCGAGTCTGGTCTGCCTTGGATGCGGCCTCGATCTGGAGCTTTTGTTCCTCGAGTTGAAGGCGCTGCATCTTGATCTGCATTTCCTGTATTTGAAGCTGGAGCACTGGGTCTTGGGCCCGCTGCTCTGCTTGCTGTTGAGCGGCTCGTTGCTGGCTTTCTTGCAAAACAGCCTGTGCCGCTTGAGGCATGAGCATGGACAGTTGCTTCTCTGTCATTGGGTCCAAGCCCTCGCGGTCCTCTTCCTCAATGCTTGGGAGTTGGATGCCAAGCTGGCGCTCCATCTTGACGCGGTAAGCATAGGCGACGTGCTCTGCGATGTGGGCTTGGGCTGCAGCCATGATGGCCTGAGCGTTGGGGTTCTGGCCGATCAGTTGCATGATCAGGGGATCTTGCATGGCAGCCATGTGGGTTTGGATGTGTGCCTCGTGGTCCTGATACATGAATGCCTTGACGGGCTTGCCCATCATGATGTTCATGTTTTCAGTGACTGGATCTTCAGGCTTCTGATCCTCTGGCATGGGAACGAGTTTCTCGGCGTTCTTGATGCCAAGGACTTCCAGCATTCCACGGTGCAACTGAGGCAGGTTGTAGATCTGAGGAGCGGTCTGGCTCAACTGGATCACGGCCTGATACTGCACCAAGCGCTGGCTCATCGTTGCGGCGTTGGGGTCGCTCACAGGGATGACATCGACCATCTCGAAGTCTGACTTGCGGGCGCGTGGGGTGCCGGTGTCAGGCTCGTAGGAGTAAGAGTCATCAGCAAAGTCAGCGATGATTTCTTTCAGGAGCTTGAACTCTTGCTTGAGGCTGTAGTGGACTCGGGCCTGAACGGCTGTCATCACTTTCAACTGGCGCTCCAGGATGGCCAAGGTTGTACCCACTGGGGCTTGAGCCGACATGTCGCTGATCTTCATGTCGTTGGTCGCGGCGAAGCGACGGCCCTCTTCCACGATCTTGTCCATCAGCAAGGCCAGCACTTGGCTTGGCTCTTTGTAAGGAAGCGGAAGGATGTTGTCGCGGATCACGCCGGAGCCCACATCCACGTCGCGCCATTCGCCGGGAGCGATAGGTGTGTCGTCACCCTTGATGCGCAGGCCGCGAGTCTTCAGGCCGCCGGGCAAGTTGGACAGGGTGCCTGCGTCAACGAGTTGCCTCATCAGGCTGGTGGCTGACTTGGCATAGCCGCCGATCAGGTGGAACAGGCCGAAGCCGTAGGCGCCAAAGCCGGGAATGTACTGGTAGTGAACGAAGTGCTGGCGCTTGAGCTTGAGCGGGTCGGTCTCTTTCCAGTTGCGACGAACGGCCAACACTTCTTGGCTGTCCTTCAGGATGGTCACGACGTAGGGCAGCGCGATGCCAGTCTCTTCGCCGTCTTTGTCCTTGTCCTCAAAGCCCTTGATGTTCAGGTCGATGTGGCATTCAAGCAACGTATAGCGTTCGTCGTTGATGTCAGAGAAGCCTGTCTCTTTGTCCTTGGCCTTCTGAATATCGGTCTCGTCTTTGCCGGGTTCACCCAGATCGACATCGCGATAGAAGCCGGCCTGCATGAGCTTGATCAGCTCGTTCTTGGTCTTGCGCATCACATGAGTGACACGATGGCAGGACTGAATATCCGATGTGCCATAAGGCAGGATGATGTCTTCAGCGGGAATGAACACGGCCACTTGACGGCCAATGTTGGGATCGAAGTACACCTTCTTGAAAGCCGAGCCAGTTGCGGGAAGACTCCACAGCATCTTTTCGTGCTCGGGGCGGTACTCCACCATCACGTCGGTCAACTGGTGGTTCATGTCCGCTTGAACACGTTGAGCGGCTGTGCGCTTCTCGGCGGTGTCTTTTCCAAGAATCTTGGTCAGCACTGGACCCTTGGCTGGAAACGTTTCCATGATGGTCTCGGACTGGAAGCGAACCACAGCCTCGGTGATCATGGGGTGGAATACACCGCAGGCGCCGTCCCATGGTTCTGTGCGGTCTTCGTATTTCAGACCTAGGAGCTTCAAGCCGTCTACATAAGCCTGCTCCCAATCCTTGCGGGAGTTCTTGTCGTTGTCTACGTCGTCGTAGATCTGATTGGCCATGGACTGAAGCTGGGACTCTTCAATCTGGTAGGCTAGGTTGGAATCGAAATCATCTCCGCCTTCGTCGGGCACGATGCTGATCTGCATGCCACCTATGCCGATGTTGACTTGCTTGGGGTCAATGATCTCTACTTCGATCTGGGGTTCGCCTTCTAGCGCCTCCATGGTTTCGGGTGCTTGGTAGAGGGCTTTGTCGATGTTCGTGCTCAAGATAACACCTCGTATTTATTCATTTTGCGCAAGTTGTCCGTTCCGGGAATCACTTGCAAGTTGGTAGGAACATGTAGACCCGAGACTTTGCGGCCTCTCAGCGGAATTACGTGATCAACATGCCAAGGAAAACCAAACAGTTTGGTGCGCTGTTTGGCCAAGACGTATGCCTGCTCAATTATCCACAGATCATCTGCAGTGAGCCAGCACGGAGTTCTGTGCAGCCTAGCCTTAGACCGCAGTGCGTTTCTCGCATTTACCTTTTCGGAATGTCTTTTTTTGTATGCCGCATACGATTCTTTGCGTTTTGCTGCATTTTTTTCTTTGTTCTTAGCCGTACTCTTTTTAACCGCCAGCCTGCGCTTCTCGCGATTTGCATCTGCTTTTTGCTGGCTGCATACAACGCAAGCGCCGCTAGTGACTTGACGCTCGGCAACATGCCCATTTATGCACGGAAGTCCTGTAAAGTACCGTTTGTGCCCTTGAGCTAACGCAGCCTTCCGAGTGCCGTACTTGGCTTTTTTTCGGTTGGCTTCATCAAAGTGTCTAGCCATCATTTGTCCTTAGTAATACGCTGCGGTTTTGCGCCGAGACACTACATTATCCTCATAATCCGTCTCAAGCCGCAAGAACCCGCCTTGCCTAAAACGCATCAAAGCCATAATGACGGTATCCACGTCGTCGTCGTGGGCTGCATTCGGAAACGCCGCCACGTTGTTGATCAGTTCATCCGCCCAACGGGTCTCGGGCGCCCACACTTTGCCGGATCGGAAAATATCCGCCACCGAGTTCAAGCGAGCAATCTTGTCGTTCGACTGGCCAGCCTTGCCTCGGGTCGGCGTGAAGTCCGAAATCAGTAGGCCCATCTGGCGCAGTTCAAAGATTAGGGGTAAACCCGAAGCCTTGGCTTCAATCACGCAGTTGTCTGGTTCCCAATACTCGTAGAGTTCTTTGGCCCGCATCTTGAGGTCGGGAAACTCCAGTCGTTCCATGAACCGGTCCAATAGGATGATGTTTACATCGTTGGGGTCTTCGTTCAAATGGAAAACACCCCAAGTCGTGCAGGCCGAGAAGTCGTTTCGCTGGCCTTTTGTGTAGGCCGTGTCCCACGCTTGGATGATGAACTCGCATGGTGGCGGATTTTCACTGGTCCAGCGCTTCCACCACTCGCGCTTGACGATGGCACCCTCTTCGCCGGTGGGCTTTTGCTGGTACTGGGCGTTCCATTTTGATGGCGGGAGTTCTTCTTTGAGGGCCAAGAGCTCGTCCAAGGACCAGAACTCGGGCCACAATGAGTTGCCGGAGGGCAGGATCGCTGGAAATTCGACCACATCCCACTCGTCGGCACGACCTCGTTCGGCGGAATCCTTCAGAACCCGGCCAATCAGATCTCGTTCAGCCCATCGGGTCGCAATAATGATGATGGCGCCGTTCGGCTGTAAACGTTGACGGGGGCCAGAGGTGTACCACTCATAGGTCTTGTCGTAAATCTCGGGGTTAAAAGCCGCTTGAGTCGCCTCACCTTCAGTATGGGGGTCGTCGATGATGGCAATATCCGCGCCCCGACCGGTCATGGTACCGCCCACACCGATAGCGAAGTACTCGCCGCTCTTGTTCGTCGCCCAACGGCCCGCCGCTTTCGAGTCTTGGCGGAGCTTCACGTCCGGAAACACCTCGGCATACTGGTCACTCATGACCAAGTTCCTGACCTTACGACCGAAACCCACGGCCAGCTCACCCGTGTTCGATGCCTGCATGATCTTCTTCTCGGGGAACTTGCCAAGGAACCAAGCAGGGAACAAGTAAGAGCCAAACTCAGATTTTGTGTTGTGAGTGCAAATGTAGCCCTCGCCGGCCAAAAACAGGCCATCATCTCGGGCCACCTTGATGCATTGCGTGTCGCCCGTCTCTTCAAGTTTTTCAATCTTGATGTAACGGCCAAACTTGCGCTCACCTTTTAGCGTGCGCTTTTCTTTGCGTGGAAGCGCGAAAACATCGCTTGCATAGAAAGAAATTTTCCACGTCTTGCCGTATGACTTGTCACCAATTTTGGCTTCTGACTCAAGGATATTGGCCTTAATGCCAAGACTGCGAATCAACTCAGCAACCTGCTCAATGAACTTTCGGTTGCTCTGGGCAAAGAAACACTGGCCGGCCTTGGAAACGTTTCCATCTGTATCCATCAAGCCTTTAAGCAAATCTCGCCTTTGTGTAGGCGATGCTTCAAGGTACTCACGTGGGATGTGTTTGTTCTTGTGGAGGCCAAGCTGCTTTAGTTGGGCCTGCAGCGCAAGAATGCCAAATGTAAATTTGGTAGATTGGTCGGTTGTCTTGTAGTACCTTCTCTCAATCTCCGCACGCGTAAAGACAGCATCGTCGTCATGGCAAGTTATTACGCCAGACGACTTGTTTCCATCCCCAAGCCACACTCCAAGTACATACGGATCAATAAGAAGCGGTTTTTCTTCGTATTCAACCGGCAAAACGCTTGGCAGCATTGGGGCGCGAAAGTCCTTGCTCTTGCCCTTAAAGTATTTTTGTTTGCCGCTAGGCTGACTTTTTACAACCCAACCCTCTTGTCGCAACCAAAGATCTTCGGTTGTGTAATCCTTCCAGTTCTTGACTTTTCTGTCTAGCCTAACAGTCCACAGGTGCTCTCCATCCACAACAAGAGATGCTCCATCGTCCGTCGTCACTCGATAAAGCTCGCGACCCTTAAACACTTCAGACTTGCCAATAACCTCGACAGGCTTGCCGTCCGGGCCAAAAACAAAGTCGCCAACCCTTAAGTCAGCCATCGTCACCATGCCACGCATTGAGGGTATCTTCATGCTGGTCATTATAGCATGACGCGGCGGCAAAGAAATAGCCAGCCTCTTAATCTTCCCATTCGCGACATCTTCAAATTTTTTAGCCAGTACGGCATGGTGCCTCCCATGAATAAACCCGGGCCACATCTTCTTGACGAAAGACATAAACGAGCCCTGACACTTCTCCCGCTCTATCGCCCGCTTATATTCGTCCAACTGCTCGAGCAGCTTGGCCTGATCCCCCGGCGGCAACTTGGAAAGCAGAGCTTCAATCTTTTCAATCATAGATACCTAAACATGGTTACGGCGATTTCTACAACCACCATGATCATCAGCAAAACCAACGTCACAGAAAAAACAACCTGACCAATCGGACCCATAAAACCCCCGTGTCAACGTTTACACGATGTTCCTGAAATTAATATACACAGGCCGCACCGACCGCTTCTTATTCGGCATGTACTTCACCACCCCCAAAGCAACCAACCTATCCACAATCCTCTTAATATTCCCCTTACCCGTCTTGCCCCTCAAGTACGCAATATCCCCCAACGACGGCGCATACCCATATCGCTTCCAAAACTCATCTATAGCCAAAAACACCTCACTCTGCGCTGCCGTCATCTCCAACCCCCTACATTCCTCCTCCGATAGGTCTTTACTACTGGCCAACATCTTTCGATTAACCCGGGCTATTAACCCCGATTTCAATTTCTGAATATATGCACCCCCCTCCCCCCTCTTCACTCTCGAAGCACCCGGGGGGGTCGCGCTGGAAACGTTTCCACTATCCATTTGACGGGGGAATGGAATCGTTTGAGCGGGATACTATGTCATGGGAATCCGACGCGCTCGCACCCACATGAGCCGCCCCACCCCCCACTGGGTCACATACCCCCCCCACTATTTCACCCTGATTTGGGTGTCTAGACGCGGGATTTTCGGCACTTTCGGGCTGGTTGCTGGTATCGTCGTCAATAGAATCAACAACTTGCGTGTCATCATACCCTGCACCAGTATCCTGCAACTCATCTAGCAGACTAGTCGCCTCAATATCGGTGGCATCATCAGTGCCTAGCATTAGTGTCCTAATCTCAGCCAATACTTTAGCCCGCGCATCTTCGCTGCTGCTAATGGTGCGCACCTCTTTGCGCTCAGTAAATGCAGCAACCTCTGTTACAGTGCCCAGCACCTTGGCAGCCTGCACTCGCACCGCCGGTTTTGTCTCGGGATCGATAGCCGTTTGAACTAGTGTTTGAATCACCAACGCCCTTAATTGGGCTGGGGTTTGCAATGCCTGCGCCTGCTCTGCCAGTTGGAGAGCCTCGATTTCGGCGGCTATACGCGGGTTGGAGCTTATGCGGTATGGTTCCCCCGCTAGTGTTGCGCGTGTTGCGGTGGGTTTATATGCTTTTCTGTAGGCATCGGCTTTAGTTGCGCCCCGAGCCACTTCACGGGCGAAATTTTTTTGCTTATGGGTTAGAGCTTTATTAGCTCCCTTACCTAATAGGGAGTCGAGCGGAATCGTCTCCACTGCTTGTGCCAGCTGCTCTCTGTTTAATCGCATCATTCACCCCGTTTAATGCTTACGCGGAACTTACGCGCCGCCGATGTGCCTATATTATAGGAACATTAGGGAAAAATCAAACCCCCGCCGCTTTTGACCAGCAAAGACACGCCGCGCCCGCTGGAAACCAACACCGCCCACCACTGTAAACGTTTACACCCTGACCTTTAGCAGCCTTGACCGTCTATTGCATAAGAGAGCCGCCCGCCATGCTAGAGAGCCACCGCCACCAATAGCCCGCACCTATCAAAACCGCCGCCGCGATAAAAATGTTTTCGGAACAACCTATTGTAAAACCGACTCAAAACCCTACAATAGCACCATCAACAACCCGCCAGCAATGGCACACACTGGAGCAAAACATGTACTACGCAGCAATAAACCACTACGGCACCGATACATCGGCTGGATTTGCCAACACTTGGAGCGTCATCGGTTTTGAGCGCCGCCAGATGCGCAATCAATACGTGTCTCAATCTGCGGACATGGCCACGCGCCCGATTACGCGCCGCGA